CCGCTAGAGCAGATGAGTTGTATGATGCGTACTCTGAGTATGTAAAGATTCAAGAAGATCTGACACGATTGCAAGGATCTCTTCAGGCAGTGGAGTATCTTGCATATGGTAAACTGCCAGGTGATGGCAATCATGATGGTATGCAGGATCATAAACCACAATGAAAGTAGCACTTATTACAGACCAGCATCTTGACGGACGCAAAGGGTCTTTGGCATTTTGGAATTACTTCCAGAAATTTTATGACAACATTTTTTTTCCAACTTTGGAGAAGGAAGGTGTCACAACCATTATTGATCTTGGCGACACATTCGACAATCGCAAGTCAATGGACTTCAATACTTTTAATCGAGTATCAGATTATTATTTTGATCGGTTAAAAAAATATAAAGTGCATATGATTCTTGGTAATCATTGTACTTACTATAAGAATACTAATAGAATTAATTCTCCAGAACTTTTGCTGAAAGCATACAAGAACATCACGATTTATGCTGATCCTACAGAGATTACCATTGGCAATAAAAAGTTTTTAATGTTGCCTTGGATCAACAGAGAGAACCAAGATGATGTCTTTAATCTACTTGAGACCAGTGACGCAGATAATGTATGTGGGCACCTAGAGATTGAGGGATTTGAAGTTATTCCTGGCATGAAGTTTGATCATGGTGGTCTTCAACCATCACAATTTAAGAACTTCAATCGTGTATGGTCTGGACATTTTCATCACAGATCTAAGAAGGGAAACATCCAGTATCTTGGTAATCCATATCAGATGTTCTGGAATGATTACAAGGATGAGAGAGGGTTTCATATCTACGATACTGAAACTGACAAACTGGTGTTCTATAAAAATCCATATGAGATTTTTACAAAAGTTTATTACAACGATGTAGAGAATGATTATGCTTCGTATGACTTTGATCAACACAAAGATACTTATGTTAAAGTTGTTGTGGAAGAAAAGAGAGATTACGCGCAATTTGAAAATCTTCTGGACAGACTCTACTATGCTGGCGCACATGATGTTAAAATCGTCGAGACGCTAGTTGACACAGAGGATGTAGATGATGTAGAATTTAATGTCAAGGACACTCTGACCTTACTCAGTGAGTATATTGATGAAATTGATTTGCAGGTAGATAAATCCGACCTTAAGAAATTGATGCAGTCACTATACATAGAATCATGCGAAGTATCTTAACCCACTATCCATGTATGTAATCACACTCGAAAATCATCCCTCTGGAGTCTATAGTGTTATTGATGAAGATGATGATAAAATTATTCCAATTTTTGAGTGTGAATCTGATGCAGAAAGGTACATCACTTTTCTGGAAGATGACCCTTGTAACCCCAGTCTTCAAGTTGTAGAAGTTGAAGCTGAAGTTATGGTAGCCGCTTGCTTGCAAAGCGGTCAACGCTACAGTATTATTTCCGAAGACGATTTTATCGTACCCCCAGATTGTTATGATTCACTTTCAGAAAATCCGTTGGAAGAACTTCCTTAGCACGGGAAACACTTACAGTGAGATTGATTTTACAGCGGCTAGAACTAACCTTATTGTAGGTAGCAACGGAGCAGGTAAGAGCACCATTCTGGATGCGCTTACCTTTTCTTTGTTTGGCAAACCTTTTCGTAAGATCAACAAACCGATGCTGGTGAACAGCATCAACGAAAAGGATTGCATTGCTGAGATTGAATTTAACATTGGTAAAAAACAATACAAGATTGTTCGTGGCATCAAACCAAACAAACTTGAGATCTATTGTGATGGACATCTTTGGAATCAAGAGTCTTCTCTGGTAGATCAGCAAAAGAATTTTGAACAAAATGTTCTCAAGATGAACTACAAATCTTTCACACAGATTGTAGTTCTAGGTTCTTCTACATTCGTTCCATTCATGCGTCTGCCATTGGCACAACGCCGTGAGATCATCGAAGACATCCTTGACATTCAAGTGTTCTCTACGATGAATATCGTTCTCAAAGATAAGGTTAGAGAAAATTCTGAAGAGATTAAAAATATAGACTATGAGATTCATCTTCTTTCTGAGAAGATTGAGTTGCAGAAAAATTATATGCTTGAGTTGGAGAAGCAGAATAAGAATGCAATCAAACAGAAGCAAGATAAGATTGATGAATATAAAAAAGTAGAACTCCAATCTGCTGATGATGTCAGCATTCTTACACAACAAATTGGAAAACTTAATGAAGATATGCAGGCGTATCAAAACGCTGGCGAAAAGATTAAAAAGTTAAACACTTTTCTTACTAAAGTTCAAGTAAGAATGAATACATGTAAGAAAGAGCATGAGTTTTTTGAGAAGAATAATGTATGCCCTACATGCACACAAGATCTTTCTGATGTTTTTCGCAATGAAAAGATTCAGTCTGGTCAATCAAAACTTGATGAAATGAACATTGGGTTTGAAGAGATCAAGTCTGCAATTGAGGAAGAAGAGTCCCGATTTGCAAAGTTCACTGAACTGTCTGCCGAAGTCAATAAAATCAATACGACAATATCTCAAACTAATTTTCAGTTGATGACAATTCGGAAACAGGTTGAAGAACTTCACAAAGAGATTTCTGATTTGGAAGATATGAATCCAGATAAGAAAGCAGAGTTTGTTAAGTTAGAACTCTTGATGGATAGTAAGAAAACTCTCAATAAAGATCATGTGAATTTAAAAAAAGATCGTGATGTATTAATAACGGCTACGCAATTGTTAAAAGACTCTGGTATTAAGACTAGAATCATTAAGACATACCTACCCACGATGAACAAACTGATCAATCAGTATCTTCAGCGTATGGATTTTTATGTCAATTTTACTCTCAATGAGAATTTTGAGGAAACTATTAAGTCTAGATACCGTGATGTTTTTACATATGAATCTTTCAGTGAAGGAGAAAAAGCTCGTATTGATATCGCTCTGCTGCTTACTTGGCGTTCTATTGCTAAGCTCAAGAATAGTGTGGATACTAATCTCCTTATACTAGATGAGATCTTTGATGGATCTCTAGATCAATCTGGTACATCTGACCTTGGTTGGATCTTGAGAAACTTTGATGAAAGCACCCGAGTGTTTGTAATCAGTCATAAATCTAATATAGATGATAAGTTCGATCGAACCCTCACAGTTGAAAAGGAAAAGAATTTTTCCGTCATCGTGGAGACAGTTAACGAAGTGTCCCACTCGCTGATTGGGTAGGTCTTACTGCTGTATGATGTATCCATACACGCAGAGGTCACATGTCCACCCAAGAGATCAAAGGTAACCTTGCTCGCCTTCTCGCTACTGAGAATCTTATTGTAGAGCATCGTAAAGTCCCTACAGCATCGTTTGATGTGGACCGCCGTATCTTGACTCTGCCGAACTGGGACCGCGCTTCCAGCGTCGTCTATGACCTTCTGGTTGGACATGAAGTTGGCCATGCATTGTTCACACCGAATGAAGACTGGCGTGACGCTGCTACATGCCCTCGTGATTATATCAATGTAGTTGAGGATGCTCGCATTGAGAAAATGATGAAGCGTAAGTATCCTGGTCTGCGTAAGTCTTTTGCTGGTGGATATGCAGAACTTAACTCACAAGACTTTTTTGGCACCGAAGGATCTGACCCCAAAGAATTTAGTTTGATTGATCGCATCAATCTGCATTTTAAAATTGGTGCTAATTCTTTCATGCCTTTTGCTGATGATGAACTGGTGTTCGTTGATCGTATTGAAAAGGCAGAAACCTTTAATGAAGTTTGTCAGATTGCTACTGATATCTATTCTTTCGTGAAGAATTCTCAGGAGGAATCTATTGCCAATATTAATGCCGACGAAGAAAACAATGCCAATGAGAATGATTCTGTTGGCGAAAAATCTGAATCTTCTGCAGAAAATCTAGAGCAAGATCGGAAAGAATCCGATGATATGGAAGATTCCGATCGTTCTGGGAACGCCACTCCACCTCCTTTGTCCGATGATATGGACATGGAATTCGCTGATGATGAAGATGAGACTTCTAAAACTCAGCAGGCTTTTGATTCTGCATCTAACCAACTAACTGACATCCACTCTAAAACTGTCAACTACATTGAACTTCCAGAGTCTATTGATCTGGATAATATTGTTGTTGATTGGAAAGAAGTTCATGATTGGATCGAGTATGAGTATGCTTCTATTGATGAATCCCATCTAGAGATACATAATAATTACATCGACCGTGCTAAAAAAGAGTACCGCGAGTTTCGTTCTCAGTCACAGAAAGAGGTAAACTATCTTGTTAAAGAGTTTGAGTGCCGTAAGTCTGCTGACGCTTACGCTCGTGCTGGTCAATCTAAGACTGGTGTTCTTGATACTACTAAGTTGCATACTTATAAGTATTGTGATGACATCTTTAAGAAAGTAACTGTGCTTCCTGATGGTAAGAACCATGGTCTACTGTTCTTGCTTGACTGGTCTGGTTCTATGGTTAACCAGATTCATTCTACTTTTAAACAACTTCTAAACTTGACTGCTTTCTGTAAGAAAGTGCAGATCCCTTTTGAGGTCTATGCTTTTACCAATGATTGGCGCATTGTTAATTACATGAAGGATAATAATCTGAAAGAAGTTTCAGATCGATATGATTTTGCCGAGTATCATCGCTCTCCCAAACGAGAGTTTGTTCCTGGTGAAGTTTCTATCAGTTCCGAATATTTTAATTTGGTAAACATTGTGTCTTCTCGTTCCAACACGCGAGATTATGAACGGCAGTGTAGCAACATTTGGGGCATCACATATGCATATGATAGGTCTATCAGTTCCTGTGTCAAAATTCCTCATGGTCTTGATTTGTCTGGCACTCCTTTAAATGAAGCAGTGGCTTGTATGAATTATATTGTTCCCATGTTTAAGAAGCAGACCAATGTACAAAAAGTCAATGTCTGTATTCTTTCTGATGGTGACAGTTGCATGACTGGGTATGGTCGTTCTACTTTCGATCAGTATACCGAAGAGGAGCGTGTGTATCGTGCTCGTATTGGTTATGGTCAGTCTCTCCGTGATCGTAAGACTGGTAGGATCTATCCTATGTTCCAAGATTCTTTCCATAGTGTTACCAACACTTTCGTCAAGCAACTCCGTCACCGATTCCCCGAGGTCAATGTTCTTGGATTTCGTATCATGTCTGGATCCCATCTCTTGAATTTCGTGACGAATTATGGGCAGGGATATGATGGTTATGATAAGATCAGCGCCAAGTGGAAGAAAGAAAAGTCCGTTGTGATTCCGAATCCTCTGTCATACTCTGCGATCTTTGCCATTCAACAAAACAATCTGGAGTCTGACACCGAGTTTAATGTTGAGTCGGGAGCGAAGAAAGGAGAGATCACTCGCGCCTTTAAAAAGATGCTGAACAATAAAACGACCAACAAGAAACTCCTTAACTCTTTTGTCGGGTACATTGCTTGACAACTCCTTTTTTCTACTATATAATGTGTACAACTTCGTAACCCTATCATTGAAAAACGATGCGTAAATGGAAATCCCTCTGCCTTGAATACAAAAAGTATGAGCAGATGCACAAAGAAAACATTATGCTGATGGCTCTGCAAATGCAGATTCGTTCTAATCCCAAAGGAAAACAAGTTAGATTTCTTCGTGAAGCAGCTAAGAATTACTGCATGAAGAACTTCCCTACTGCATATCGTCAGATGGAAGAGACTGACTGGGATGATGTAGCAAAACGCTACAGCACTTTGTGGCAGCAAGAGAAAAATTCTAACGATAAGTTTGATAGGTATCGTGTTGCTTATCCAGCATTTTTCTATAAGAGCAATCAGGAAGCGAATGCACCTGGAGCTAGCATTGGTGCAAAAGTTGTCAGCGATGTTCAGTTCCCCATCCCTCTGTGGGATGACAGCGAACCTGATGAAGGTAACAATGTGATTCCTAGCATCGTAGAAAAGGGTGTTAATCTCACAGAAACCCCCGTAACACCTCAACCAGTTTCTAAAACTGTTGAGATGGTTCCTGGTTCTGACACTTGGATCAATGCCCTAGCAGATAAATTCTCCAATGTCAATGTCGTTATGTCGCCAGATGGCAGTCGAACGATCCAGTTCAGCAAGTGACCACATCGCCCCCACGGGGGCGATTTTTTATGTATAATACCTATATCAACGAAAGACACCATGCCTGCTAAGTCCGACCTGACCACTTCCCAACTCACTTCTTATTTGTCTGAGACCTATGGTAACGATATCAATGCTGATCACGTTCGTTCTGCTGCTGATAATTTTGGAGTGACCTATGCTACTGCTGTCAAGCGTCTGCGTGATTTCTATGTCCGCCGTGGCACTTGGAACCTGACTGTTGCTGAGCAACTTGAGCAGACCTACCAAGCACCTGCAGCTGCTCCTGTCGTTGCTGTTACTGAGCGGGAAGATCAGAACCTTGTTCCTAGCAAAGATGATAACTATGTCCCGTTCGGTAATTTTTCTGATGTGAAGAAGATCATCCAGTCTGGTATCTTCTACCCGACTTTCATCACTGGTATGTCTGGCAATGGTAAAACTGCCTCTGTAGAACAGGCATGTGCTGCTCTAAATAGAGAGCTCATTCGTGTAAACATTACCATTGAGACTGACGAGGATGATCTTATTGGTGGTTTCCGTCTTGTTAATGGCGAAACTGTCTGGCATAATGGACCCGTCGTGGAGGCTCTTCAACGCGGAGCTGTGCTGCTTCTAGACGAGGTTGACCTGGCATCTAATAAGATCCTGTGTTTGCAATCTATCCTTGAGGGTAAGGGTATCTTCCTGAAGAAGATTGGTAAGTATATCCAACCTGCTGCTGGTTTCAATGTGATTGCTACTGCCAACACCAAGGGTAAGGGCAGTGATGATGGTCGTTTCATCGGCACCAACGTTCTCAACGAAGCATTCCTT